ATCAGTTTCGTCGCCTACATTTAAAGTAGCAATTGTGTCTGTAAGATCACCAGTACCAACAAGAGCTGTTTTTAATTCTACTAAAGAATCAGTAATTCTTGCGCTATTAAAATCATTATCCCCGTTATCGAGTGAAGTAACATCACCCATTAAATCTTGGATTTCTAGAATAGCATCAATAATATTTGTTTTACTATAACCAGCTAAATTTGCTAGATCAGCCTTAGCTAAAGCTAAAGTAGCTTGAGTATCAGTATCAGTTCGAGCATTAGTCACTGCGGCAAGAGCTGCTGTATCACCAAGTAACGCTTGTCTTAATTCCGTTAAAGCTGATACAACTGTCGCATCACTACCACCAGTTGCATTTCTAAATCCACCAGTACCATCAGTTGTTCCAGCATTTAATGCAGTAACAGGATTAGCATTTAAACTATCTGCATCTCCAAGCTCTGCATGCATTTTATTAACAGCAGAAGTAATAGTAGTTGCAGCACCAATTCCACTGATTGCAGTATTACCAATATATGTTGTTAAATCGTTAAGAGCATCTATAATGCCATTGTTTATAACATATGTTGCTTCAGCATTTAAGTTATTATCAATAGTATAATTGCCTAAAGAGCCACGGATATTTGTTTCTAATTCATTAATAGCTGATGCGATATCACCAGCTGCAGTAGTACCTAGTGCTGCTGTACCAATTTCGGCTTTAATATGATTAATTTGCGCAACAATATCGTTTGTTGCAGCTGATGTACCAATAAGATTATCTGTACTAAGTCCTGTTCTATCACCAACAATTTTTTGTAGCTCAATAACACCGTCGGTATTTGTAGTTGCGGCGAAGTTAGCAGCATTTCCAGCATTAGCAGACAATGCGGTTTGAGCAGTATCAATATCACCAGGACATACAAGAGTTCTTAATTCAATAAGAGCTGTTGTAAGAACTTCGGTATCAAATCCACCAGCAGTTGCCGAACCGGCTGCATCTAGTGTTGTTACATCACCGACTTCATCATGAAGCTGTGCAATAGTAGTAGTAATTTTTTCGCCAGTAGCGATATCAGAAATATCTGTACTACCAATAAAGTTTTTAATTGTTGTAATTGCATCAGTCAAAGTAGAAGATGTGTTGGCTGTAGCACCTAAAGTTGCATCCGATAAATCAGTATCACCAATAAAATCAACTACGCTTTTAGCTAAACCACTAATCGTTGTTATATTTGCTGGAAGCAAATGATTATTATTAGCAATTGTTGGTAATACATTATTGCCGATCATATCTTGTAATGTATTTAAAGTGGTAACTATATCGCCAGTTGCAAGTGATTTTTGACCAGCACTAGCACCAAATTTAGCTTGAACGGTATTAGTTGCAAGATCTTCAATCTTACCAATGTCGTCTTGTACTTCTACGATTGCATCAACTGCACTTGCAAATTCAACACTAAAGGAATCACCAGTAACAGCTGGAGTATTTAATCGAATAATGGATGAAAATGTATTATCTAATACACAATCATTATGAGTTGCGCTGTATCTTGCATTTCCTATAACAGCATTTACATCAGATAAATCAGCTGTAGCACCTCTAATATTTTTACTAGGATCAAAGGTTCCATCAGTATCATATAATATTAAACCGCCGTGAGTACCTAAACCATATTTGTTTGCAGTAGTTGTCGCAATTAATATTTTAGCACTAAAGAATGCAACATTACTAGCAGTTTCTTTTGTGTTATTTGCAGTTTGATAAACTCTTTCGCCTTCCAAATAAGTAGCTGGCAGGGTTGACCCTGATGTTAAAGGAAGAGCAAATGTTGCTCGAGGTAAGTGGAATCCATTTGCTATACCAACACCTTGTGCTAGCTTAGTAGTGGTACCGCTATTAGTTTTATATACTCGAACATAACCATGATCTAATAGACCAGTAACTTGTCTTACAATTTTATTAGCAGCAATTTGTTGAGCTGAGGTAGAATAATTATCAGCTGAACCTATTAATAAGGCTGGATTAAATACACCTACTGCGTTTGTAATAAGAAGTTTTGTTATATTAGATCCTGACTTTACAACGCTTACAATTTGAGCAGAAAACTCTCGAGTATTTGAGTTATTATTACCAGTATATTGTTCAATATTCTTACCAGCAACAAAATCAGTAGGTGCACCTGATGCGCCAGTAAAAATAATATGACCCGCTGTCATGTCAACCTTTTTATCAGGAGCTAAGTCGATCCGAATACCAACGTTATTAAAACCATTCGATTGATCACGGATAAACTCTTCCGCATCACTAATAATTTCACTAGCTCCTGCACTAACAGCAAGCTGAAGACTTTCTATAACAATTGAACCATCGTCAAAGCTACCAGCAGCATTAGCATTAACACCCGAAACTAGAAATCCTACCTGAGGTATTACTGTACCTTCTGCTATATCTAGTGTTATAGAAAATGAATTACTAGTAGTAAGCTCAGCAGTAACTTCATCTAATAGGTTATAATTAGGAGCTGCAGATAAATATTTAATAAATGCTTTTACAGAGTATCGAGAATGTATGTTATTAGCATTAATAGTTCCGCTAAATGTAACTGTCTTACCTCTAAGAGTATTATTTTCTAAGAAAGTATTAGCTTCTAAGAACATTCCACCATCACTACCGTTTTGAGCACCCGTGATGCTATTGTCAGCATAGATACTAATATTAGGCGCTAGTGTAACATTACCATTAGCAGCAACTGAGAATCTTTGATCAACGATTTCAGACGCATCTACTACATAATTACGACTAGTATGGGCAGTAGATCCTTTACTACTACCACTACCTATACTATGAAACGCGTTGTAACCAGTCCAACCAGCAGAAGCACCGACGTCGATGTTGGTAGCACTAGATGACCCAGTAACTACAGAAACAGTCTTAGCCTGATCAGTAAGCCTAGTCTCTTTATCTAAAGAATCAGCTGTTAGATCATCATTACTTTCAATAGGACCAACATCAAATGATACTTGGTTAGTTGATTGACGCCATTCTTCGAATGTTGAATTTTTTGATACTCTTGTTTCTTTATTTTGAGGCATTATTTACTCACTAGTTGTTTTAATAAGTTTTTAATTTCTTCAACATCTGATTCGAGCTTATTGATCTTTTCAGTTTGCTGAGCATTCTTTTTACTATCTTCTATCTGCTTTAGTCTTGCATTGTATGCAGTTTCATTTATATTTATAATAGCACCAGAGCTCTTATCACGAATTAATGAAGGATTATCTTGTACTTTTTGATATTCGCCTTTCATATTATATTGCTGCAATAGCTCTAAAGTTTCTTACCATAGGAACATTAGATGAATCTTTACCAGATAATACTATTTTCAATGCAAATACTGTAAACGCCTTAGATGGTTCAATAACCCATTCTACATTGTCAAAACCAGCTTCAATTGCTATATTATTTGTTGACGCTGCATAAGTCCATGGAAGTAAATCAAAAGCTGCATCTGGATTAGGAGATGTTTTATAATACAAATGTACGTTTGAATCAAAAGGTCTTAATACATTTGCAAGTACTCTTAACTCGCTCGATCCTGCTTCTAGACGAACAGTTTTAGTTATGTAATTATTTATATCATCTGTACCGAGTGGTGATGTATTAGGTATATAGTATCTACCTCTACCAGCCGTTGCACTCGCTGCGTTGTTATTATTATAATAACTATTTTGAGTACCTGATCCTGCTATTGCAGTTGTTCCTGGAGTAGCAGTAACATCACCAGTTGAAGTATAATATCTATTTGTATTTGCTGCACCGTCGGGTCCATATTGATTATATGCGCCTGGATCACTTATTCTATTTTGTGTTGCATATAATGAAAATCTTCTACCATCAATTATAGGTGATAGTAAGTTTGATTCATTAGTAAATGCAACGGAAAGACCGAATGATTTGTTATTAAAGGTTGAACTAATCAAACCTGCTGCATGAGCTTCATTCTTTTCAGATGCAATTACACAAGGATACTCGAGTGGTTGATTTGAATTTAATGAAATAATAGAACTAGCAAGAGGAGAATAATCCATTGCTTGCCCTCGACGTCCTACTCTATCACCGTCCATTGATCGTCCAGTTGTTGTAACAAACGTAGATGATAAGTTTGTTCCATTTGGCTGGAAGTTTTCGTTATAGACATATAAGCTATTATATTGGACATTACCACTTGCAAATACTGTACTACCACCACCAACAATATTTAGAGTAGTTGCTTGTACCGCAGCTCCACTTGCACCTAGTGTAATACAGTATGAATCATGTTCTATATCATGAACAAAATGACCTGCAGCCGCATTAAGTTTTGCCGCCGCAATTCCATTTTCTGCAACACAGCCTGTAAATACAACTTTACTGTTTTTACTTGTGCTTGCACCACCTGACTGATTACCAGTATACATACCATGATTTTTATGGAATACACGTATTACGGTTGTATTACTATCAGGTTTTGCAATGTATGTAAATGGATTATTAACTAGCTTATCAGCTTCAACCACATCATTTACAAAGCTAGCTTTATAACTTGCAGCTGTTGTACTAGCATTAACATCAAAACTAGCTCGATATAAGTTGAATTTTAAATCTCTCAATTGATGAGGTGACCATGTAGAAGCATTCTGTGATGTAAAGAATACACCATTATATGGTTGTTTAACAATTGCAGCAGGTGTTGAAGGTGAACCTGTGATATCCAATCGACCAGTTTCAGAGAAATACATCTTCCAAAGTTCAGACGATGCAATCAATACAATAGCATATTCAGTTGCTTCTGTTAGATAAACTGGATGCTCGAATGTTATAGGACATGCAACAGATGCATCACTTGTAATATCTGAAGCATAACATGTATTTTCTGCTCTAGCTATACCTGTAGTACCACCACCGTTTGTAGCATGTGTACAAACAAATGAATCACCAACTTGTGCAGTTCCACCATGTTTGTCACCGTTAGGTCCAACCTGATTAGCTTTCCAACCAGCATTAGACCAGTTTGCATCACCTACGGTTTTAATTGTATAAGTATCGCCTACAATCAATCCATTAGCATTATGTCCATTTGTTTTTGAACTATAATAAACTGTTACATCTGAACCGGGAACAGCCTTTTGAGTAGGTATACCATTTTCAACTAATCTTAAACCTACTCGTAATGGAATACTAGCTTTTTCTGCATTACCACCAGTTGTATCAGCCGCAGCTACAAACAAATCAAGCTTAGTTGTAAACATACCGCCAGATTGATCACAAATAAACGTTTGTGCTAATGGATCAATATACTTAACTCTTTGAGTAGTTTTAGTTACAGCATCTTCGCGAATAGTACGAGAATCAGAAAGCTGAGTAGTTTCAATCCTTGGAACACGAGTTGTGTGTATCGTTTCTTCTAAGTGATTAATTTTACCAGCAGCGTAATAATTAGCTTCTGCATAAGAAAGTTCATTCGTTGTATTATTTGTAATATCATCTGAAAGTCTAAACTCTCTTGTACCAGTTTTAAATCTCAAGCCAGCAACATTATTAGGTATCTGGAATTTACCAAATAGCTTACCACCAGCATCTGTTATTAACGGACCAGTTGTATCAATACTAGATTTATTATAAAGCGAAAGACTTTCAATAGCTTCTTGCTTTGTCCATTCGATAAAACCATCAACACCATAATCTGGTGCAACTGATACACAATATGAACTTACATCAATACCATCGAAGAATGGATAAAACTTAGTATTAGGTTTTAGTTGCTCTGCTCTAAAGTATATTGTACGTGGTCTAATAAACGGAACAATTTGTGTTTCAACAATTTTTGTACCTTGTGATTCGGTAACAGTATCAATTACTACATCATTTCTAAAGCCATCTCTTACTTGATCATGGAAAGTAACTTCACTTGTAATTGTTTCATCGACGAGTATTCTCATACCACTACTATCATCAGTACCAGTATCCCACCACTCTCCATTTGGATCATTAATTAATGCATTTACATCAATGTGTTGGTTATCATATGATATAAACCCAGTATTATGTTGACCAGCATTCCAGTGATCTTGTAATGTACCAGTAGAAGTAGCCATTGCTCTAGCAGCACCATTACTATCAACGTTTGCTGTTTCTAGCTGAGTTAATGTATTGCTTATTTGCTCTGAATCAACTCCAGTGTGTATAGTTTCCCAATGATTCCAGACTGTACCTATTGTATTTTCTTCTTCTAATACGGCTAGTAGTGAATTATATACACCAACCTGATCAATAACCACATCAGGACGGTGTTGTGTATCAACCCACTCGTCACTATCTGGTGATAGCCACATTACTCCACCCCATGTAAAGATATTGTATGGATTAACTTTAATACTATCAGCAGCATAAGGCTGTTCAATAAATGGTGTATTTGTATATGGTAATGTGTATATAGAGTTCTTTTCAGCAATCTTAGAACTCTTTGGCTCAGTACCCGTTACACCTATATCGTTTGCATATCTACGTAAAGGAACATTCTTAGTATTTGAATGAGGTCTTAGTGTACCTGCAGCACGATCTATTGAGTTCAAATAATCTGGGTGATTCACATTAGCCATGTTATGACCTTTAAACGAATCTACAAATATACCATTTTTAAACATGATATTACCAGAAGAATCAGTCATATGATGATTTGCTGCGGCAGATTCTAAGAAGTTTAAAGATGTATAGTACTCTAATTTTTAAACTCGTTCATCAAGAGTAGCGATATCTTTCATTTGATATCGTTTATAATTATGAGTTACAACTTTAAAATCTTTTTCAGGTAGTGGTCTATACATATACCCTTTCAACTTAACAGTGAAAAGAGTCATAGAATTAACTCTATCTTCTGGCATAGTAGGATTCAATCCAGGTTTACCAGATATAGTACTAAAGTTTCCTTCTTTATCGACTACAATTTTATCAATCCTTGGTAGGTAAAATTCCATATCAGAAACTAAACGTTGGCCTTCAGCTGGTGACTTACCAGTAATAGCACCAGTACCAGACGAAAATTCTTTACCTAAAGCCGGAGCTGCTGTTCCGTTCGTTACAGCTTTAACAGGTCTAAAATCAATAGAATCTCTTAAAGGAATTGATTTATATTGACGATTGTATGACAGCTTCTCGGCTGCAGCGCCAGTACCAGTGAATGAATCTACTGTAAAGAAGTCACCGCTACCATGAGAATAATATTTAAACCTAATCTTTAAATTATCAATAGCCGCTGCAGCTCCTTTTGGATTTAATCTTGATTCGTCGTAGAATGAATCTCTTTGACCGTCATCAAAATCAAACTGACCCATTAGGTTATTGAAAAGAGTAATTCCAAAACCGTTAGCAACTGCAGGTAATGGTCTATCAAGAGTAATTACAGTTGGATTAACACCAGCTGCAGTTACTGATGAAACGTGACCATAACTAATTGGTTCTAAGTTGCCTGCATCTGATGCAGTTTTTACTATCTGCATGCCTGGAGTAATTCCAGTTACTTCTGCAGTTAACGTGATTGTAGTTGAACCTAAAGCTCCGCCACTAGAAGCAACTGTACCAGTTTTATCGTGTAATGCATCATAAGCATAGTATACTTTAGCAACATCAGCTTTGTTTAAACGAATAGGTGAATGTCCATCAAATGCATATGCAGCAAAAGGTGCAGCACTTGTATCTGAATAAGCTCTTGTTCTTGTTCTTAATGTAGTACTACTTGATTGTGAAGTTTCAACTGTAATAATTATATTACAATCTGCATCATTTTCACCAGAATTTAAGCCACTAACCGTAACAGTACCACCTGATTCTTCAACATTAGTAGTAAACGTTGCACCAGCTGCATCATCTTGCGTTAAAAAACCAGTTGCACCTACTAATGATTCTCCAGATTCCAAATTAAATGTTCCAGTTGTATCTGAATTATTATCTTTTTCAAAGGTATATCTCTTTTTAGTTCTGCCACGAGGTACTTCCGAACTATGTGATCCCATGTGTCTAACAGAAGTGAAAGGCATACGGAATACTTGAATAGTTGAAGGACCAGTTCTAGCATTAGAATATAATTTACCAACTTGAGTAGCAGAAGTCTGTGCAAGGAAGGGTGTATATGCACCACTAGTACCATCAGGATGTAATTGATCAAATCGTTTTACATCTGTTAATGAACCTGAAGTAACATTTACATCAAATACATGTAATCGCATTAAGGAATTATCAGTACTTGCAGGATGCTTCTCTAAAGATCTAAAGCGACAAGTACCTAAACCTACTTTAGTACCATTTAATTTAACAATAGCACCACCAACCTCACTCGTAGGAATTGTTACGTCCCAGTTTGTAGCATAATTAGAACCACCGTCAAGTATTTCAATTATAACTGATCCATCATATCGAATAGTTAGATCAAATATAAGACCATTACCACTTCCGGGATTAGTTACTGCAAAATCTAAGTTTTCTGTAACAGTACCATCAGCTGCTGTTTTCTTAAAGTTATTAGTACTTGAATGCGCAGCAGTTTGTTGATATCTTACTTTAGTGCTATCGTTTCTGCCCGCGGTTGGGCCAGCACCTGTAATATTACTAAAGTGCGCAATCGCTGTGCTATTATTATTTGTGTTTTGTAATGTTGCAACAGTAAAGTTATTAATATCAGGCATACCTTTTATAGTACTAGCTTCAACTAAAAAGTAATTACCATAATTAATTTCTCGTTCAACATCTCCAACTTGAAGAGTCTCAGTTCGAGGTTTTTCAATTGTTACATACTCAGTTTTTAAATTTTGTACTCTAAATCCATCAACATACAGCGTGTTTGGCTGAATACCGAATGCAAGGCGATTATTACCAAATGTTCTTGCTTCAGTAGTATTACTTACAGTGTCTTCATTTGATATGATAGTAGCAGCTGACTTATAACCATTATTACCGCCTTCATTATTTAAATATTCTCTTACTTCATATTTAAATGGCTCAACACTATAGTTACCCGATTCTTCGTTTGTTCTTCGAGCTAATCTCTTTGTAAGCTCAGTTGTATTTTTTGGATCGCCTTGGGCTTTATCAGAAGCAACAATACCATCTTCAACTGTCATTAACAATACATATTTAGTAAATTCAGAGTTAGGAGTACTATCTTTTGCAGTCTTAATTAATTTAGTAGCAATTTGATAACGATCAGCGCCTGGTGCAGATAGGTTTGTAGTGCCAGCAGCATTATCATTCAATGTTGCATCGCTAGTTGATCCTACGACACTTTCAGTTACTTCTAAACCAATAAAGTGAGAAGGTGTATTTGAATACTTGTCTAATATGACTGACTGATCTTTTACATGAACAAAGGTACCTTTAATAAAATAAGCACCTTCTTCAATATTTGCTGCAGATCCTACACCTACAGATTCAGCAGCAGTTAATTCTGAATCATTTGTAGCATCATTTACGAATGTACCTGATCCAATAAATTCTGCAGCAGTTGCAGTTGAAGCACTACCACCATTTAAAGTATCGCCATTACCAAATCCACCTACACGGGTTTTCTTTTCGGTTACTTCGGCGCCATTTGAATCTAAAAGTTTAATTACTTCACCAGCAACAAACTTTTTATACGTACCACCTGATCCATCACCACGATCAGCATCACCTTCAATATATTGAATATATAAAGTAATAGCATCACCAGACGCATCATCTAAAATACCAGTTTTAGTAGAATCATTAACATCAGTACCAGCAGCATTAATAACCTGAAGAACTTTTGCTTTTACCGTACTTGTTGCACCTTGAATAATGCTACCTTTATAATCTCCCATATAAGAAGACGTAACAAAAGCTGTACTACCAGTTGTAAATGTATCTTCTACTTTAATATAATCATATTCGACTTCAAGAGAAACTTTGCCGCCTACAACTCTGGCACCGTCAGTGAAGCTATGCTGACCATGATAATCAATCTGACGTTGTATGGCAGTTTGCATTTGTGTAAGTTCGCGTGCTTGTACGGCAACGCCAGGTTTAAACAATACTCGATGATAGTTTTTAGTTTCATCGAAATCATCTAATGTATACGCACTATTAGGATTCGTATTTAAAGTTGTAATTGCCATATTTTTAATTTCTCTTTATTAAAATTCTATAATTAATTTAACGTCTTCAATCTGTGATGTGCTTCTTTGAATTGGATCACGATTTTCAAGGAATAACATTTCACCAGATCCAGCATTAAAGTTATTTGGTGCTGCGCCAATTCCTATATCATCTGTACTTGCACTTATTGCAAATCCAGCAACTGCTTGCCCACCAGTCTTAATTACCATATCAGCATCGGTTGGTGCAACATAACCGGTTAGATCATTCTGAAAGTAGTAAATTCTTTTAGCAGTTGTATCTACATTAACTATATATCCTTTAAATCCAGTACTACTATTTTCGATCACATGATCATTTGCCTGTGCAGCTAAAGCTAAATTAGCACCTTTAGTTGCATAAGCGGTTGATGCACTATTATCACCACCAGTATGAGCAGTATCATAAGAAATAAATTTTAATGTATTAATTGCTGAAACTGGATTTGTTGGAATTACACCACCAATAAGAGGATTTCTTATGAGTGATATTTGTCTAAAGTCTTGAGTATTAGCAATTGCTGTATCAGTTGTTCCGCTTATTTGAACATTAAGTCCTACATAAAAACCACCAAGTTCAAATACTGGATCTGTACCATGTCCACCACTAGCACTAGCTGTACTGAATCCTGGTCGACCACGTGGAGCAATAATTGGTTCAAATTCAGCACCTGAAGCACCAGAATCAGATGAAGTAACTGTAGCTTGTGCAACACTAAAATTAGTACCAACAACATCAGTACCTGATGTAGCAGCATCTCCTGTAAGAATAATATCACTAGTAAATGCACCGCCAGTAATATAATTTGCGTTAATAGTACCTGGAGTTGCGACACCAGTCCCATCACCAGTTATAACAAGTCCTGTATTTGCACTAGTGTAACCAGTACCACCACTTATTAATTTTAATCTTTCAATACCACTGACTGAGCCTAGAGCCCTAGAAGTAAGTTGTGATTGCTGTTGCAAAAACTTTGAATCAGTTGATAAAAAATTACCAAAGGTTACAATATTACCATCATGTAAAGCTGTAATACTGGCAGAAGCTACTATAGTTTTACCGCTTACAGACACAACAGTCGTATCAGCATCAATGTTTGATGTACCGCCAGTGTTATCTGCAGTAATAATTTGACCTACTTGAATCCTAGGATTTTCAAAGTCAAGAGTAAATGTATTTGAATTAGAAATAGCAGCAGCAACAGTTCCTTTTGTTTGTTCTGTTAGAGTTTTAACTGGCATATAGGAATTTGTTAAAAACTTTTCAGAATCAGCTGCTAGAATAGTATACATGTACTTCCAATAATAACCATCAGTCGTAGCAGTAATAGCTGCATCAGTATGCGTTGGAACATCAGATACACCACCAGAAACTGGAGCAACAATACACTTATAAACTTTAAAGTCTGCAGTTAGACAATAGAAAGCTTTATCAAAAATAGCTGGATCAGTAGAATCCCATGCAACAAATTCAGCGCCTGCGTTCCAATCATATCTTGGTACAACATGTGATACGTCGGCATCAGTAACTAATTTTAGTCCGATAAGCTGTTGACGTGCTTCGTTAATTGCTTCTAGTGTGTCAGTTGGTGTAGGAGCATCAGTATCACTAGTATTAGCTGTAGTGGTTCCTCCCCATGGACTAGATTTACCTAATCCAACGTATACGTTACTTCTATCGCCTTTTATTTCATCGACGAAAGCTGCAGCGTTAAGTGATCTAAAGTTTCCCGATATTATTGCGGCCATGATTTTTTCCTATAGTGTAGTTTCTTTAATTGCGTCTGATAAACTTGCTTGGATGTTTAATTTATTTATAGCAGTTCCATCATTGATTGTTGTGTTTATATCTTCTATTGTGAAGTTAGAAAAATTATTTATATTATAATTCCCTTGGAATTTCTTTTGCCCTAAAAATGCAGGGTTTTCCTTAGCTACATTTTTACCAGATATAGCTAGGGAAGATCCCATACCAATATGATTTGAGCAATAATAATATAATGCTAGTGGTGCATCTTGTGGAATTGTAATTTGAGTATAAGAACCACTTGTGCCAGGGAATCCAACGTAAGTTACATTCGTCGTATATTCCAGAGCGTCGACATGTGTACCATTTAACACTCTAGAAAATTTAAGTGGGTGATTAACATTGCTTAAATCGCTTTGTATAAATCTATACGTTTTTCCACGAACTAATGATAATGCAGTTGCTTCATCATTGTCTATATAAAAAGCATTGCCCGAATTATCGCTTTTACTTTGAACTGTTACATTATATTCTGTAACTGGTATACGATCTTTACGATTAAAATAATTATTTTCTGGTAACACTTCTTTAATTTCAACATCGTGATTAGATGGAATAATCTTTTTATGTGTATAATCCGGAGCGCGCTTTTCTGGTGCGTATTCTACTGTTATCTTAGCATCATTTAGATATCCGTTACCAGGATTAGTAATTGTAAATCCTGTAATTTTTCCAGTCCCAGCATTTCTCGTAAGAGTAGCAGTAGCTTGTACATTTGAAGCCGATGGTTGACCATTTGCTTATCGAGCATCTGGTGCTGAAATACTAATTAGTGGCGTAGACGTATATGATTTATTATTTAATCCAATTAACTGCAAACCCAATGTAGTAGAACTAGTCTTACCGATTTGTCTTACTGTACCTGAATTTGAAACTTCAGATAATTTTTGAGTTACTATATTTGTTTGTGTACTATATCCAGTGCCAGGAGTAGTAATAGTAACACTGTTTACTTCACCCTTAGAATTAATAGTACACGTTGCAGCTCCAGTTCCAGTTATCGTAAGCGTTGGTGCAGTTGCATATCCATGTCCTGGCTCTGCGATAGATATACCAGTAATTGCACCATTTGCTGCAACTGAACTAACTGTTAGCTTAGCATCTTTATTTGTTCTAGCTAGACCAATAATACCAAAGACTGATGCAACTGCTTCTATCAGTAAACCTATATCTTCAATACCGATATAACCAGGCTGAATGCCGGGCATTGATGACATTGTTTTTCTGAATGCAGGAGATGCGCTATATGAATTTAAATATGTAACTGTATCAGCACCTATTCCTACAGTTGTATTAGATGTAGTATCGCCTAATACATTACGAACAGCTTGTAATACAAGTAATACTTCACCAAAATATTTAAACCCTGCAGGATGAGCTAACTTATCAAATGGTTCTTTCCATTGAGCTAAGTTTCGACCTACTTTTACAACATAAGAAAACTTTTGATAAAAATCAGAGTCATGTACTTTTATATTTTTCTCTGATAGAAATCCTGCTGAAGTTGTATATGATCCAGAAAGAGCTGGTCTATTAAACGACCTTACGAAACCCTTTTGATTTCCTGTCCCATCAATCTTGCCTGGTGAACCAACAATTAAATAACCTTTATCATCATCTGACAAATCTAGACCAAACCCAAAGTTAGACTCTGCTACAGTTATATCACCTCTATATTGTAATTTTGGATCCCATATATTGGTATCATTATTATATTCATAGTGATATATTTTACCATTATTAGATGCATTTACTTCATCATACCCATTCTCACCAATAACTAAATTATCGCCGCTTATTCTTACAATTCCACCATAGTTTGTATTATCTCGTATACTCGGAATCACAGTACTTGGAAGAGAATTTAAAGGATGCCATGAAGCAGCTTCTTCTGCCGTACTATCTCCTAGTGCGTGACCTCTTTCGAAAATGTATATAGTATGATAGGGATTATCCCGGCTTGTTAGAGCAATTCGTGGTGATCCATTTTCTACATTTGTGATATCAATTGCTTTTGAAAAAAGCTGATTTGCAATATCATTTGTTGGTTGCAATATTCCATCTTGTTCGTATAAACCAGTAATATCGTTTTTCTTATAAACAATTGCTCTACCAGTTTTTGAAACTGAAGCTGTTGAATAATTTTGAAAAGAAGCAACAAGGTATTTTCCCTTTAATACAACAGTTTCACCAAATCCTTTATTCGCAGGTGCGCCTGAATTTAATGTAGTAGGAGCTCTTAATGTTTGTAATACGACCCATGTCGAACCAACTCTTTTATATATTACTACTGCACCTTCTGGTTCATTAGTAGGATCATCATTAAAACCAACGTGACCTACTGCAAGATAATCACCACTTAAAGACACAGATTCATTGCCATTTGCGAATCTTTCGCCTGCAACCGGAGCTATAATTTTAGTATTAAACGACCAAACATTATTGCCGGAAGCATTTTTGCTACGTTCCCATATTTCAACTGAACCAGTAGATGCTGTACCAAGAGTAGTTTCATCAGAAGGTGCAGATATTGCTAAAGTATCTCCATCTAATTCAACACATCGACCAAAATTATCTCCAGAAAAACCAGTATCGGCATCTGTGGCAGTACTTACAATTTTTGCTTCTTCAGTATACGACGTTCCTTTGTCTGTAGTAGTAAATACATACACCGCGCCGGCATTAACTTGGCCGGTAAACCTTATAGTATCGCCACTACCAATATTTTCTGCTATATTTTTATCTAAGGTAATACTTACACCATTGACGATAGATGCGATTTTACTGTTAGAAGTAATATTACTTGCATCAGTCACACTTGTAACTACCATGCCAACTTGCAGGCCAGTCGTATTAGCTAATGGAATAGTTCTATTATTTGAGCCAGCATTAGCTGCTGCATCCGTTGTAATATCAACAGTTGCAGCTTCTTGTTTAGGCGAGCCAGATGCAAAAGAATCACCGCTTACTGAAATAGATCTACCAAACGTATCATTATTAGCGTTATCACTTGATTCAATTAATTGTGTTTGACTATAGTTTACAGCAAAAGCAGACTTAGGATCATAAAGACCTGAAGAAGGCTTAAGTGTATTATCCCACGGATAGTTAACTTGAATTTCTTGCTCGTTATATAATAATTTAAAGAATGTTTCAATCGATTCAAAAGAGCCACGTATTTTATAAAAATCGATTATCTTTTCATATACTGCTCTTTTATTAACTGGCGAAGTTTTATCTAATGCAGGAGCAATTTCCTTTTGCATTAAATCTAAAAATTCTTCTTGAGCTTCATTTAGATTTAGAGAATCTTCTATTGTGTTTAAACGATATGACGGACCAGCCTCGATATAATTATAAACATAAGTTTCCATTCTAATCTTACGTTTATTCAATCTTGGTGATAAACCATAAATATTTAAAGTTCTACCTGTTGGTTCAGCTGAGTTTTCTAATCTTCCGGGCAATTTATTTGCATTACTAATACTAATATTTTTAGTAAAAATATCATCAATGACCGTAGGGTATGAAAGCAATTTTACACTTACTGGTGACGAACCTTGAGTTGCATCATATCCAGTACCATCATCAGTTGCAACGAATACATCATTTACTGCATATGAATTTTCTTCTTGCCCTGTAATATTGTTTATGCCTAAAGCGATATTAGCTTCTGAACCATCTCCTAAGCTCGTAATTTGGTAGCTTTGGCCAACAGTCAATAGAGCACTATCATTTAATAATATATCCTCTCCTACGAGAGTAGGAGATCCATCTTCGTCACCAACAAGCAAAGGTAAACCATCAGCATCAAAGAATTTTGCAGCTAATACTAAATTTCTTTGGAAAAATTTGTTTGGAACATTAATTCTAAAAATAGCCTGGTTGTCAATAACGATATCTTCAAATACTTCTACATCTTTATAAGTAAACTCTTCCAAGTTCATATACTTATAATAAGATTCTAAGAATGTGCGTATACCACCAGTATCATTACTTCCATACGCAGAATTTGTTGCGTATTCTAATAATTCTTCTGGAACTAAATCATCAATTCGAATATCTTCTTTAGACCTTGACTTAGCAGACCCAGTTAATTCATATTGATCTATACCTGAATTTGTATCACTAAAAGTGAGAGCAATTGGGCCTAAACTAGCATCTAATGTTTGTGGCTGATCAAACGTAATTACAAGTCGATCTGCAGATATAGCTGTCACACGAGGTGTACCAACAATCCCTTTACCTGATATAACTTTACCAACTAATGGATTTTGTATTTCTGCAGGAATACTTCCATCGATAACAAGTGCTGGTATTGAAGCCATCGTAATGCTTGTCCCAGCTTCAATACTGTCACTCGTAATAGCTCGTCGCGTAGTATCAAAATCTACTTTTGATCTTACGTCTTCAATGTAACCTCTTGAAAATGAATCTAGATTTTTTAAACTTTGCTGAGCCATATATTATCTCATTCTAGTAGTAGTTGCATAATTGATCGTTCCAGCTGAGCCAGAGTATGCAATGTTATCGACTGATCCTTTAGTGTTAATTTTTGAAGAATCGATATTAATAATTTGATTTCTTTTTGGTGCAAGGTCTAATGAATTAGGCGATATTGTAATTCTTATTGGTGTTGTATCATCAGGAGCAAAATTATTTAAAGTAATAACACCAGTATCGCTATTAATTAGTCCAACATTTCCATTTACAATAATATTTTCGTTATTTACAATTTTATATATTACAACTGTTCTATTATCACTGTCAGTTATTTCAGTATCACCAAAGAAATGATCTACACCATTAAATTTAAATGGTGTACTTGAAAGATTAAATGGTTTACCTGGTTGAATAAAGAAAGAACCAGCAAAGCTTAAAGTAAAATCATTTTTTACACGGCTTACAGAAGGAACAATTGTTTTAAATAAGAATGGACGAATTGTAGAACTTGTAATAGCAGGATCTGCTGAATCAACAAGTGTTAATAACTCCGAATGTCTAAACACACCATCAAAACGATTTAACTGATTAAAGTTATAATCTAATACAACGTCTTTAACTAATGATTCTAATGCAGAAATTGATCGACTTGTAACTGAAGGATTATATTTAAAAATTACATCAAGCTCAAGATTAGTAAACTCAGGATCGATAATCTCAGGAGTGATTGATACAATATTCTTAGATTTAATAATACTTTTAACTTCTTCCTTTTCGTTCGTAGTTAATGCATCACCAATAAGAGGTTTAATACTAATATATGCTTTACCAAAATCTGGAACTATATTATCTTCACCACCCCATGTTGATATAGATTCAATGTTAGCAAAGTTCTTTTGAATAATTGCAGCATAGTCTTGTGAAGTAACAGCACGATCCTGTGCTTGGAAAGTAATGGGAGCATTAAATCGTATTGACTCTGTTGTTTCTGCAGTCGAACCACCATTCGCATTAATAATTGTTGTAACTGTAATATCTGGTTCGTTTAACGTTGGAAAGGCTGTTACTAAATCAAATACATTAGCACCGTTTGCAGCAATACCTTGTGTTACAAGATAATCAAGAGATATAATATTATCATTAACTGGCTTTTTACCAATAATACCATCACCAAAAAATATTTGATAGAAGCCACTTGAATTTTCTTGTAAGTGATATACTTGTGTATCAGATACAACATCTTGTAAAGTTGTAAATAGTTGATAACTATCGAAGCTTTCTGATTGTTGATTATTCTGAACTCGTACTCTTAATGATGAAGTATCAGCATCAGCATCTGATATTTGAAACTTTTGATTTTCAATATCATTATCAACTCGATAAGATAATGAGCGTACAGTACCTTCTGCTATTGGTATAGCATCAAAGATAAATTTCTTTGTTTGTACGCCACTTATTTCGACATCAGCTCTAATTGATGTTTGAGATTCTATTGCAGAAAAAGTATATGATACACCATCAACAATAGAAGTAAACTTGGTGCCTCTTTCTAATACTAGAGTAGTAGGTAAATTGATTGAGTCATTATTTGTTACATCTACTTCTAACTTAATAGTTGCTCTTGGTGCTAAAACTGATCGAGGTACATAACCAAGTAGACCAGCTCGTGATACAACATTACCACGAATCTGAGCCGAATCTAAAAATGCTTCGTTTAGAGCAAAATGTGCTAGCATTGCATTATAGTGAGTATTATATGCAAGTATGTCTAATAGAACACTAAGACCTGATCCATCAAAATCATAATCCTTAAATTGTGATTGTGACTTCATAAAGTTTTTTAGATTATCTTTTATTTGATCGAAATCTAGTTCTGATACATTTAAATTTGAGGCCATATCTCTTTACCTTAATCTTCTTAAATTAATTTCAACGTCTTGCACTGAATCGTTTTCTTTTATACTAAATACTACTATAGCTCTATACGCCGTTTCGTCAGCAGTTGCTTCAATCAAAACATTAATATTTTCTATTCTTGGTTCGTGCGTTTCTAATACTGTTAGTACAGCATCTTTTAGTGCTAATCGAGTAACAGCATCATTAGGTTCAAATAATAAACTTCTTAAATTTGCGCCTAGGTTAGGCTGAAAAGGCCTTTCCATAAAATTTGTTAGTAATAAAGTTCGTATTGCATTTTTTACAGCAGCATCACCAGTAATTGGTATAATATCTTTTTTCTGTGGATGTATCATCATTTGCAAATTTAAATCACTGTAGCGATCTGCTGCATTAGAACGCGTAGTCACTGATCCATTAGTGCCGTCGCTTTCAGCAGTATTCGTATAAGTGCTAGATGCAGTACGACTACTAGTTGAAGTACTAGTACTAGTAGTGGAAGTGGATCCACTTGATCCTGTTGAAGTGTA